CGCAGCGTTCCAGCCCTTGTATCCCGGCAGCTTGCTCTTGATCTCGTCGGCGTCGAGCACCAGAGATTTCTCTGTGTCTATCGGCCCGTCCTTCGAGGTCAACCAGCTTTTACCAGAACCACCGCGTCCGCCAAGGATTGTCAGCATCGGAGATTCACCGGGCTTCGGCGTGTACTTCCTGACCGTCTCCGGGTTGATGAACTCCTGCACGATCTTCTCGTGGATCGCTGCGCGCTCAGGCGTGTAGGTGCCGTTCGCGTTCTTGTAGCCGCCCTTCTCTGGCAGGCTGTCGGTCGTCACGAACTCCTTGAGCCGCTCTGTCGTCGCCTTCACCGCCTCTTCACCGCCGGGCACAGAGGCTGCGATCTCCGCAGGTCCCTTGCTGGTCGGCTTGTAGAGCGTGCTCGCGTTCGCCTTCGGTGCCTTGCCCTCCTCGACATCGGGCTGATCGTCGGGCTCGACCGTCTCGATCTCGTCCTCGTCATCTGGCACGCTCTTGCTGGATGATGCCTTCGCCTCTGCCCTTGCCGAAGCCTCGCGCGACAGCGCCGCCTTTGGGTTGCTGCCGAACGTGCTTGATGTCGCGAGCGCCTGCGTCGCCGTCTTCTTCGCCGCCGGGCTTTCGCTGTGCGCCTTCGGGTTGCCCTCCTTCACCGTCTTGGTGCCCTTGGGCTTCGAGCTTGCACCGGTCGATGATGCACCGGGTCCGAACTGTCCCGGGTTGTCGGGCTGTCCGCGCGGGTGAAGGTTCTCGTCGAAGCGCCCTGCATCGCGCGTCTTGACGCTGCCCTTCACCTGCTTGAAGTGCTTGCGCAGGCGACGGCTCATCTCCTCGATGCGCGCGTCGTCCCATTCGTCCTCGTCATCGGGATCGTCGATCCACGGGTAGTAGTGCGGATGACCGAGAATCGCCATCAGCTTTTCTTCTTCTTTTTATCGCGCAACTCCGCGAGGCTCTTCTCGTAATCGGTGTCGCGCTTCTTGCCGGTGACGCCCATCTCCTCCCACAGAATCTTCTCGGGCCACCACCACGTGGCCTGCGCACCTGCAGGCGTGAGCTTCAAGCCCTTGTCTTTCTCCAGCTTCACGAGCGCCTTGTTGAACACCTCAGTGATCCACTTGCGCTGATTGCCGTTGCGCGGTTGCTCGACCAGCGCGCCCTTGTGATACATCTCGACGCGCTCCGCCGCCTTCACCAGCGCGCTCTTCACGCGCGTCTTGTCGTCGTACTCCTTCCGGTACTTGACGAAATCCTTCTCGTGCTGCGCCGTGATCGCGAGCGCTGCATCGATGCGCGCCTTCTCGGTCTCGGGCACGGGAAGCCCGGCCTTCTCCATCTCGCTGGTGAGCTTCGCCATTTGCTTCGGCCCACCTTCGGCAACGCCGGTGTTCGTCAGGCGTCCCCATGCACGCATGAACCAGAGGTCCATCGTGATCGGCGTGAAGTTGCCGTTGAGGTTCTGATAGAAGCCTTGCCCGATCTTCGGCCCCATCATTGCGCTGCCGTACACCATGTCGTCCTTCAGCGTCGCGCTTGGCTCTTCCGTTGTCCGCTCTGTCAACTCGCGCGCGGTCATCTGTTCGGAGAAGAACTGTCGTGCGTGCTCGATGCCCTCCTTGCCACCGCCGCCGTCGGCGATCAGCTTGTTGAGCTTCTTCATGTTCTGCCCCGGGCCGGGCTTGATGGTCTTGATGTCCTCCGGCAGCTTGCCGGTCTTTTCCCAATGCGTGTACGCCTCGTCGGCAAGCCGCACGTTGTTGCCAACCGTCTCGCCCTGCGATGTCGCAGCGAGCACCGCCGTGTAGATGAAGCGCTTGTGCGGATCGTCCTTGACGCCGGGATAGATTTCTTCGGCGATGTTCATCGCCTTCTTCACCGTGTCGTCGTACCAGTGCTCGCCCGATGCGCCGCCGATCAGGCCTTCGCGCAACTCCATCGCGATCACGCCCGCCAGATAATCATCACGCTCCGGCGTGCGATTGTCCTCGTCGAGATAATCAACGCCGAGATCACGCTGCAGTATCTTGCCAGCGCGACCGTTCATCATCTTCGCGGCAACTTCCTTGTTGACGCTGTTGTGCTTGATGTTCGGGTTCTCGCGGATCAAAGCGGTCGGCGTCAGGTCGTACCCTTTTTCGCCGGTGGGCGGCTCCCAATGATCCCGTACGTTTTGCCAGATGGCTGGAGCATCTTTAACCGTGGATTGGTCGATGATGCTTTGATATACGCTTCGCGCGCGGTCCCGCTGTTCTCTGTCTGAGAGGGGCTTTCCTTCGTCGTCGGTGTCGTCGGTGTTTCCGATGAACTCGGCGCGCCCGGATTGGAAGTAGGCGTCTGCGTCATACTTCGCTGCAGCTTTCTCGATCTTCTTGAGGTTCGAGCCGTCGAGGTCAACGACGTAGATCGTTGCGCCGCTGCCGTCTTTCTTCGGCACGATGGTGTGATTCTCTAGGCCTTCCTTCAACAGCGCCTTATGGATCGCAGGCAGCTTGCCCTTCGCATCGAACTGCGCGAGCACACTCACACCACGCTCCTGCTGTTGAAACACCAGCACCGATTTCTGATCGGCGAGATGTCCCTTCATCACCGTGGCGAGCACGGCTTTATTCCAATCGCCTTCGGTGCGGGACATGATGCTGTTCTCTGCACCGTCCTTCCACGCGCCGATGATGTCGATCTCCTTGCCGCCTTCGAGGCCGAGCTTCTTGTTGATGTCGTTCGAGGCTGCGTGCAATCGCGTCTGTTGACGTGAGCCAAGCTCGCGCACCGCGCCCTTGAAATCGAGATTGCTCTTGACCGATGGCGATACGAACTCGGCGAGACGTGCCGGTGCCTTGCCCTCTGCAGCGCTGCGTCCCAGCTTCGCGCGCAGTGCGATGATCTTCGCACGACGCTGCGCACCGGTGTCGTCCCTCTCGCCTGCGCGTCTGCCTGTGCTGCGGCTCGTGCCTCGCGCGCCACCCTTCTCCGACGATGAGCCCGATGGGCCACCGCTGCCAACGCCGAACCTTCCGCTCTCAGCACGTGGATGCAGGCTCTCATCCCACTCGACCAAACGGTCGAGCAAGGTCGCTAAGCGACGAAGAGCCTTTCGCCGAAAGGGCCGATGCCACCGTCGGCCACCTCCGAATCGCCGACCGCTTTCTTCCTGACGGGTCTCTCTTCATCGACCTCTTCATCGGTCTCGCCGTCCATGCCGCCTTCGCCCTCGTCCTCCTCGTTCTCGTTTGCGGGCGTGGGCATCTGAGCTTCAAGCTCTGCAATCAATTCCTCGTTCTTGATCGCCTCTTCAACCGCAGCTTCGAGCCCCGGATATGTGCCGTCCTCGATCAGTTGATTGACGCGCCCCTGCACCAGCGCCTCGAACGGCACGAGCCCACTGTCGGCATCGACCTTCGCAGTGTCGGCTTTCTGTTTTGCGATGGTGGCCTTCTGCCCGTCGTCGATCTGCCAGAGGCTATTCCAGTTATAGAATATCTCTTCATCGTACTTGCCGAGCGCCGAGCGCATGATCGCCTTGTCGAGCTTCTCCATCGCAGGCGTGAGGCGCAGCGCCTGATCGCTGGCGATTCTGTCGTAGTAGTTTCGCAAATCGCTTTCGCCCGTGCTGTTCAAACCAGCCGGTGCCTGTCCCAAGAATCGCGTGACCGGGATGTCGCTCGCTCCCGCTGCGATCTGCAGATACATCTGCAGCACTTCGGGCATGCCTGCGAGGTTGACGCCGATGCGTTGCCAATCCTCTTCGGCATCCATCAGCACGCCGTTGATCACGCTCTTCGCCACGTTCGCTTCGCTGAAGCGCTTGATGATCCGGTTCGTGCCAGCCTCTGTCGAGAATATCTCGGTGAGCCCGGGCACCTTGATCACGTCGAACTTCGCTTCTGCGATCAGCGTTGCGATTGATCCTGCCACTGTGCCCGCTGCGTTCACTGCGTCGTGGATCATCTGCAGCATCGGGTCGCCCCACCCGTGTTGCTCCATTGCATCGGGCGTGTCGTTGCCGATCAGGCGCACCATGCGCGAGGGATGTATCTTCACATCGGACACACCGGCTTTGCCGCTGTCGTCGCGCATCGTGTAGAACAGCGGCTGCCCGTAGTACGGGCTCTCGATGTCCTTATCTAATTCATCGACGACGACCTGATGCGGCGCGAGCACGTGCAGCCACTTGAGCCCGTCCTTCTTGATCGTCTCGGGATCAAGCTCCTTCTCCATGTTGCCATCGACACCGATGAGGATGCATGCGCCACCATAGAGGCGCGCCTTCGTCATCGCTTGCTGCAGCTTCAACTGTATCTGCACGCGCTTCTCTGTTTTCTCCAGCGCCTCGATCTGATCGCCCTCCGCCTGCCACGCGCGCCACTCACGTGTCGCATCGAACGGCGGGATCGTGATCGCCTTGCGTGCGATCCAATCAGAACGGAACGACGCTTCGAGTTGCTGCCTCGTCCAGATTTGCGTGACGTACTGCGACGAGACGAGCTTGTCTCGCCCGATCACACCCATGCCGGACAGGAAGTTCGTGAAGGTGTCGAAGAGGTACGCCATCTATCGCTCCCACCTCTTCAGCGCATCCATGAACGTGAGCGCGGGCACCTCTTGATTGCTCCACTCGCCCTGCGTTGCATGCGCGCCGACGCGGATCGCGCACCAGTAGGCGAGGCTGCGCGGCAGCATCCAAGCGAGCTTGATGGTGAGAGCTTCAATCATGCTTCGTCTCGTGCCACGGCATGTCGGCCTGCGGTGCGCCCTCGACGATCTCCATCGTGTCAGGCGTGAGCACCGCCACTGCGAACACGCGCGTCGCTTCTTGCTCGACCGGGTTGCCCTTCGTGCCAGAGCGAAACTTGATGTGCGCAACAGCGCGGCCAATGTGTTCGGGGATGATCACGCCAGCGCCTTCCACCACGGTCGTGATCGTCACGGCGAATCCATCGAGCCCATACATCTCGTTGAAGAACATGCCGTCGGTTGAGAACTGGAACGTCAGCGCTGCGGGCGTCCACTCCTCCGGCACGGTGATGCGCACCAGTTGCCCGGCAGTGCAATCGACGCTGTCTGACAGGCTCTCGCCAGCTTGAATCGTCGGGCCTTCGATGACCTGCAACATCGCATGCTCCTGAAAACAATTTGTCTCACGCCGAGACAATTAGCCGACCCAGCTTAGGGTCCTGTCGTATGTGCCGATCTGCGCGGCGAGCTTGTTGAAAGCTCCAGCCGTGGCATCGACCTGATCCATGTACTTGCCGAACGGGAATTGCTCGTGCTCGTCGAGGAAATCCCTATTCCACTCACCGGCCTTGATGCTCACCTGCCCGCCCTGCACCTGCGCAGCGTAGGGCTCAGCGCGCACTTCCTTCGAGCCGGTCACCTTGTCGAGGTGCACACTGAACGCCTTGAACTTGCGCACGCTCGCCTCTGCGGATTCTTTGCCACCGCTGCCGGGCTCTTGCTCGAACCAGACCTGATAGCGCGGGCATATCGCAGCATCCGCCTGCACCGCCTGCATGATGCGCTCGTCACGTTCGAGCGCCGACCACTGTCCCCTGATCACGTTCTCGACGACGGTCGTGCCGTCCTTCATCTCGTGCACCAGCGACGCAGCCGTGTATGCGCCGCCGTCCTTCGTGTCCGCCTTGTCAACGTAGCGCACGCTGCGTTTCACGTTCGCGCGGTTCACCGATGCGATCACTTGGAAGCGCTCGACCGGGAATAGCTCGCCACCTGCAGCGATGGGCCGTTGCTGATAGAGCGATTCCCATGACGCCTGCGAGAGCACTTGCTTGCGCTGCATCAGGAACGACAGCGGCTTCATCTGCGGGAAGAGCGCATCGCCCTTGTTGCGGTGCTTCTCATCCTGTTCGGCGATGGCCGGATAGCGCAGCACCTTCGTGTCAGGGAAGTGCTCGATCCATCGGCCCACCGGATCATCGAGGTGCCACCTCGTCATGATCATGATGAAGCCTGCGGTGTTCGAGAAGCGACCGAAGAAATCGTCGGTGAACCACGACCACGTTCTGTCACGCAGCAACTTGCTCTGCGCTTCGGCTCTGCCCTTGATCGGATCGTCGATCACGCCAAGGTCGAGCCCCTGCCCGTTGATCTGACCCATCACCGTCGTGTTGCGGAAGCTGCCCTCGTACTGAACGTATTCGAGGAGCGAGCTATTGCGCATCCACCTGCCGCTGTCGCTCGACACGTTCTGTTCGTTGATGCGCGTGCGACCGAACACGTCTCGATAGGTCTTGCTGTCGAACATGCGCTGCAGCGACATGTTCACGCGAACGCCGAGATCGTCCGAGTAGCTCGCGAAGATCGTGCGCAGGTTTGGATTCTGCCCGGCGCACCAGCCGATGAAATCGATTAGCTGTTCGGTCTTGCCGTGTTGCGGTGGAGCTTGCAGCACCAGCGACGGTCGCTTGCCCGCGCGCAGGTCGAGGAAGAACATCGTGAGGTGACGAGCTACGTCCTTCTGCCACCATGCATCGATCAGGTTCGGTCGGATCAGCTTCCTGAACTTGAGGAAGTTCGCCCTCGCCTTTGCCGCCTCGCCCTTCTCGATCCAAGCGATGTCGTCGGGTGTGTAGATTTCCTTCTCGGGCGCGAACACCACCACGGCTCAGCCCTCGAATATGATCGGCCTCGCTGCACCGCCCATCCCTCGCAGTGCAACTTCGTCCTCCGCTTCCATCTGCTCGATGTCTTCCATCGTCAGCCTGCCGTACGCCGTGATCCCCTCCTCGACCAGATGCGGAGGAATCCCGCAATCGGCCACGAGCCTGTAGCGCAGGATCGCCGTCGTGAGCTTGCCTCGCTTCCACGCCCTGAGCATCGCATCGGCCCCTGCGAGGTCGAGCAACGCGGTGCCCTCTGGCAGTTCGACGTGATCAGGCCGCGTCATGAGGCTTGCCCTCGTTCACGTCCACCTCGATCAGGTCGTCGTCCTCGATCATCTCGATCCCGTCGTGGTCTACGGTCTCGGGCTCCTGATGCAGGATGCGGGTGACGGTCTCGACGCTGATGCCCCGGCTCTGCAGTTCGCGCCTGACCTCTGCGACCGTGTGATAGACCACCTCGACCTTCATGTCGTTGCGGGTCTCGACCTGATAGGGCAGCACTCTGCCGAGCAACATGACGAAGCCGCGCAGGTCTTCACGTGCCACCTTGCGCAGGAAGCCGACGAGCCGATCCTTGCCGTGCTCGTTCATCCCCTCAAGCTCAGCGGCGAGCATGATGCATTCCTTCAGGAGCTTTGGCGTCTTGTTTTCGACGCCTCGCTCTCTGCCGCCGGTCTTTGGCTTCCCCTTCTTGAACGCCTTGTCGTGGTTCGGCGCTTTGGGGTGACGCATCGGTGTGACGTTGGTTGGTTCGTCGCTCACGTGGGGACCCTCTCTAATTTAGAATAGGCCTCGCCCTCTCACACGTCCGGCGGTCCACTGGTTCGCACGTTTGCGAGACCAGATCAGCCGCACCACTTGGCTCCTGTCCTAGCGCAGGAGACCGGGCGCTAACTCCACTCGTCCGAAGCTCGAAAGCAAGATGACCTCCCGTTGCCGAGAGGTCATGCCTTGGTAGATTCCCTTGGCACCGATGAAGATGCCTGATGCGACCGTGACGCTCTGCCCAGCGCGGAAGCGCGGCGGTGCCTTCGGTAGCGTGATCATGCCGTTGCGCTCTTGCGCTCGCATGCCGTCGATCCATGTCGTCGGGCAGCGCGCAGGCACCTCACCTGTCATCAGCACGCGCGAGACGCCGAGCGTCGAGAACAGCGCGTGCCATGTGTCGGTGATCCACACGAAGATGTAGCGCGGGAATAGCCAGCGCGCGCTCGCGACCTTCTTGCCGCGCACGACGCGCACGATCTTTTCCTTCGGCGCGTACGTTGTGAAGCCCTGCCATTCGAGATGCCAGAGCGCTCGCTTCTCTGCAGTTGGTTGCGTGTTGACGACGCCCCAGAACGACAAGCGCACTCTCCCCGGCAATGGCTGGCTTCGATGGGTCGCTTTTCTCGCTCCGATTCGCGCAGCTTGCAACCTGTCCCGGTGGACAAGAATCCTGCGCATCACGTGGCAGGGAGAGGCTCAGGCGAGCCCTTTCCGGGCGCTACGCCCTGTCGATTTCGGGCTAAGTGCTTGATATCCCTGCCGAAAGAATTTTCATTTTCTTTACAAGTGCCCCTTGTAGCGCCGGGCACCATGCCCTATATTCCCTTTGTTGGTTTTGAGTTCTTCGGTCCTTCGGGACCACGGCGTTCCCCGCGCTAGGCAGGTCATAGAGAGAGGGGGGTCCGAGAGGACCGGGTTCGGTAGAGCCCGCGTGCACTGAGGGAAAAGATAATAAAACCATCCTCACGGCATCCGGTAACGGCCATTGGGTCACCCACGAACGTCAGCACGACGGCAAGGGGGTCCCGTTGCGGAGTTCAAGAAGCTCCCACTGAAATACTCGGAAGCGCGTCGCACGAACGGACGGCGCGCTGTTCGAGATCATCTGAGCACGGCGACAGGTAACCGGGACATAGGCTGATGCCGCTGTTAGCCCGCATCGCTGCGCGCCGTGTCGAGATGATCTTTCAACAAAGGAGCAAAGACCATGTCGTTTTTCAAATCGTTCGTTGCCGCCTCGATGTTCTTGATGGCGGCTGGTTACGGCTGCGCCGGTGAGGCGCTGTTCGTGAAGGGAGCCGAGAAGGTGATGGTGCAGAAATCCTCTTCGGGATTCTGGGTCGTCAAGAAAGTTTAACCAGACATCGCAAAGGAGCAACCTGATGTCGTTTGCAGGACAAGAGTTCGAATGCACCATCGCGGAAGCGGCGGTGCTTCTTGAGATTATGACCGACGCCGGAGACAAGGTTTTTCTCTGGGGCTCGCCGGGCATCGGCAAGACCGAGATCGTCCATCAACTGGGCGAGCGCAAGAAGCGCAAGGTGATCGAGTTTCACGCGACACTGCGTGAGCAAGTTGACCTGCGCGGCGTCCCGGTCGTCAACACCGAGACGAAGACCACCGATTGGTATCCGCCTTCGGAGTTGCCGCAGGCGGAGCGAGACGGCGAAGCCGGTTACCTGTTTTGCGACGAGTACAACCAAGCACCTCCGCAGATGCAGAGCGCGCTGGGCGGTCTCGTGCTGACGGGCAAGGTCGGCGAGTACGAGATGCCGAAGGCGTGGATCGTGATCGCCGCAGGCAACCGCGTCTCTGATCGTGCATCGGCGCAGCGCATGCCATCGCATGTGCGAAACCGGTTCGCGCATCTGATCGTCGTGCCTGATCTCCCCGCGTGGTGCGATTGGGCGAACAAGAACGCCGTTGCTCCTGAGCTTGTCGCTTTCCTGCGGCTGCGTCAGGGCGAGAACGGCGGCAAGGGTTTGCTTCACGTCATGCCGAAGGGCGACGAGAACGCCTACCCGACTCCGCGTTCTTGGGTGAAGGCTGCCAAGTACGTCAACGCTCCGAAGCAATATCGGGCGAAGCTGATCGCGGCGCACGTTGGCACCGCGTACGCGACCGAGTTCGATGCGTTCATCGATCTCTATCGCAGCATCGGCGACCTGCAGGACATCGTGAAGAATCCGAAGGCAGCCAAGCTGCCGAACGATCCCTCGACGCGGTATGCGACCTGCACCGGT